ATTATCGACGCGACCATCCTGCGACACGTCGACAGATGAACTGACGGATGCGCGATTCAGGAAAAAGACAGGAGTCGTCGAGTTTACTGTCTGTCGGTTTAGTAGTGTATCGATTCGGTCCACGATGGCCTTGATGCGCGCCATCGAGACAGCACCAGACTGCGTGTCCCAGCACCACACCTGATGGCTTGATGTGGTCACGATGCGGCCACCACACATCGATGTCGTGTCAGTCTGGCCAGCGTCAATGTGACGCACCACGATGTATGGAACCTGTGGCTGGCGGAGGCTGATCGGATCCTTCTCTGGTGCGAGATACAGGTATATGCCCTGCTGGTACGATGGCGATCTGTTATCGACGGCCAGCAGTCCCTGGAGCGTTGCATCAGCTGTGAGAGTGTCGAATATCCATTCGTCGACTACGAGTGATTCAACCATTGAAGTACTTCCTCACTACACCCTGGAACACACTCCATGCCTTCGTCGATGCTGGTATCGCGAACGGACGATTCTTCTTGAACTCCAAGATCTTGCCATAAGGCGCCGCGATGCTGATCACATACTCGTAGTCATTGACCTTGCCGATTGTGATCGAGGTTCGAAGGAATCCTGTCCGCACCGCTGGCGCTTGTCCTGGCGCGGATGCTTGATACGTTGTCTTTGTGCCTGGCATCTTGTAGCGTCGCCCAGACTTAGGGCCAGTCATCAGTGCGATCATGCCAGTGTACGAAGCGCTCACCGCATTCTGGAGAAAAATAGCCAGCATGCGAAAACGTTGCTCCGCGTCATCGAAGCCGGACAGGTCGACCTTGACGGTCATGGCGCCAGGACCTCGATCAGTAATGGTCCGAAGCGGCGCACGGTAGTCGACACGGTGAAGGACAAAGTCAGACGCACGACAGCTGCTGTCGGGTATGCGGCAGGGTTCAGGACCGTCACAATGCCCTGTGAGGAGAGAGACTTCGTGAGCGTGGCGCTTCCTCCGCCGAAGCTATACGCGACGCCTGTGGCCGCATTCGTGTATGTCGCCGCAAGAGTGCCTGTCGTGATGTCAATCGGAGAGCCGTTGTCATCGACCAGGCGCAAAACGTAAGTGTGCCAGTCTCCGGTCCAGGCAGCGATCTGCGTGACCTGTTCCGGATCTTCGGTGATTTGTAAAATGTTTACGCTCATACTGGCCTCACATAAAGTCGAAGTGGTCCAAAGATCTGCGTGTCGGTCGCGCCGGTTGTCCTGGTCACTGTCACAGTGTACGTGCCAGATGTGTTGGTGACCGTAGTCGTGAGACCGAATGATAACCGACCATTGTCCGCATAGGTCGCAGTGCCGGCATACGACGCCACGAGTGTCCCCGCTGAACTGTAAACCTTCGCTGTGACCGTCGCGCCAGTGATGTCGATGCCTGTGCCATTAGCATCAGTGACCTGGACATCGATGCTCGTGGCGGTGCCGACATTGACATCGAGCGGCTGATCTGCTCCCAGTCCATCAGCTAGGAGTTGATAAGGCCCGATGTGAACGCTGGTCGCAGCTGACACAGGCGTCAACAGCTCCGCGCTGATGTAGTCGCTTCCGTTGTGAAGGAGAGCGCCAGACAGCTCATCCGCAGCTGCAGTGCTGTTTACGACAGCATGAATGTTTGCTTCAATATGGTTTGCAGTCCCAACGTTTACAAGTCTGTTATCTGCTACCGTCTTTAGTGTTCGTGCTCCAAACGTAGATGCTGTTACATGCGATGTGTATGGCTCATCCCACACCGCTGCGGCTGTCTGCGCTGCCGTTAAGCCACCACTACTCAGCGTGACCGTAAGCACCGCACCGTTAGTACCAGAGGCACCACGCACCACGATCGTGACATCAGATGCACCAGCGGCAAATGCCGCGTTAGGAACGTCCAAACGATACACACCCGGCACGAGGGAGGAGCTAATCTCTGCAAAGCCACCTGATGCCCACGCGCCTGTTGCTGTCTGCGTTACCAGCGTTATAGCCACCGGAGCGGATTGATTCCTGACGTAGTATGCCGCTAGACCGGATGTGCTGAATGTCAAGCCTGTAGCACCGAGGTAGAGTTCGATGCTTTGTGAGGTTGAGGCTGGAGCGATGGTGATGGTTGATGCGTTGCGCTCTGTTGGGAGGTATGCGCTAATCGTATTAAAGGATTTAAATTCGGAAGCTCCTACGGATGGAGGATTAGCCCAAGCATTACCGTAAAAGTCTGTACCAAATGAATATGCCGGTTGTCCTGCGCCTATAAGGACATCACCATTAAGCGGCGTATATGGCATTATTTCAGCGTCAATAGGATTGATATACACAGGAGTACCGATAAAGGCGCGATGGTATAACTGCTTTGAATTTGCTCCTGCTGAAACTCCACCGCCTCTAGTTAGGTAGCCTACATTTGCATCTTCAACAATACAGTTAGTATTTCCGCATCCAAATGTAGGAGTTGCATAGTCTGGGACTATTAAACAGTTATAAACAAATAAAGTATTTGCAGGTGGAGAATACCCTCTAAATATCTGACCGGGTGCTCCACCAAAAACAGTCAAGTTAGACATTGTTATTCTTGGGCTACCGGTATTAAGGCATTCTATACCACCAGTACTTACGTTCGCCGATTGCCAAAAACTAGCATTAAATCTTGTAGTCGTCGTATTGCCAGAACCGTATACATAGATTCCACCTTGTATAAAGCATTTATCGATTAATATATTTGATTGACCGGTTGTGTCTATATGAATAGAAGTGCCAAAATTAGGAAAATTAGATGCCACTGTTATTTGACATCTAATAAAATTGACATTCGTAGTATTTGCTGAGAATACGACTAATCCTTCAAACCATATAGAATCAAATGTTAGGTATGATTTACCATTAAGTACAAAATTACCTAAGTATGTTGAGATGTTTAACGCATCGCTAACCAGTCCTGTTATACGTATATAACCCGCACTAATCCCAGTGAATTGAGATGCCGTCCTATCGCCGATAATGTTTACATTACTTGCGTACGTTCCACCAACTGTAACCGTTTCTCTATATGTACCCGGAGCAATGTAGACAGTATCCCCAGATGTTACACCAGTAGCCCCTAAAGCCTTTTGCACTGTTCTCCATGCTGTACCAGTGGCTGGTCCTAAACCGGTATTAGAATCCGCTCCATTAGGTTGAACGTAATATGTAGCCATTATTCAGAAGTCCCCGACATAATCTCTCTAGCCATTACCCACATAAACTGCATAACTACATTCTGTTGAAACTCTACATCCTGTGCTATCCACCAGGTAAACACGTCAATACCATCCGGACCAAATGTACCGATTACTTCGTTTTGATCGTTGGTCATATCCGCTTTTACATTGTAGTCCGCAGGATTTTGAGGATTTGGTGTTAGTACTATATTGGCTAGGTTCATTTGCCCACCTTCAAAGCATTCACGCCCACACCCTTGAACGGCATCGTCAAGAACGCCAGCACAGAACTCACCGCAGCGGAGACACCCGCCGCTACCGCCTTGCTACCGTAGAGTGCCAGCACTGCGCCGAGCTCGCTGATATCCTTCGCTTCGGATGTGCGGATGCCATCGCCAAAGACCGAGGTAAAAGCAGCTGTAAAAGCCACGATCACAACGACCACGAGTCTCTTGATTGAAATTGAGTTCATCTTTGTATGATTGCCTCCAAAGCGCTGACCTTGTTCTCAAGTTTACCGAGTCGCTGTTCGATGCGGCGCACTTCCTGCTGTTGTCCATCAAGCGTCGAGATAATGTGTGCGACCTGAGTCTCCAGGCGCGTCAACCTGACCTGCAATGCCACCCAAGCGGCACCGATTGACATCGTCGTGATAAACGCCTGTATTCCGATTTGGACCCACATCTCAGGACTCATGCATACACCCCATCAATAACTTCACCTTTATCATGGTGCGATGGACTCGAAGCTTGCACCACGCAGTGAATACACTTAGCCGTTTGTCCTGGCGCGAAGTCCGATGGTTTGCGAGACTGCGTTCGTGTGGCCGTAGTCTGATCCGATGACCTCGTAATATGGCGCGAGGTTCTGAGGATTCCCGCTGGTGTATATTCTGTCATCGGCCTTGACTTCGACGTCTGGTGAACACGTGAGCGTCCATGTACCAGACTGCTCAATCATGCCACCGACCACGCCCTCCGTGTCGCCGGTGTTGCTTATGGTGCCACGGATCTCAGCGACCTGTATCCAGTGCTGACTGACGCCGCCGATGCCATCCGCCGCATTGACGGTCCGCCAGATCGCGACACGGTCAGCGTACGAATACGCCTGGATCGCGTTCTTGAGCGCTGTGCTGTAAGCTGCCGGGATCATACGAACACCATCGGTGAGAAGCGCTTCGCTTGGTCGAGACAATGCTCACGGAGCACGGCCATCTTTGCATCGACCTGTCCGTCCTTCACATCGATGAGGTGCGTGATACTCGATGCTTTGCGAATCCACCCCTGTCGCGCAGCTGTGCGGATGTCATAGCGCTCGACGTTTGCGGGACCGATGTCCTGCCACAAGAGGTCACCACTTCCGTCATTGACGGAATAGCCAAGTGTCCTGGTCCACTGTGGGAACTGTGGCTCCGTGGCGCTCGATGTCCCTGCGATGACGCACTGGTAGAGTCGACCATTTGCCACGGTCGGGATGATGATGTCACCAACCACGAAGGCTGTGGATGCAGACCAGACAGCCCAGCGAGCGTGATCGTCCACGAGCTGCTGTAGAGCGGTGCTGTCCAGGAACGGATACTGGTCGGATGCGGTCATCCATGCGAGTCGGTCGAGTGCTTGAGTTCTTGTGAGTGGCATGTGTACATCCTAAAAACAAAAAGGGAACGGGAATGGTATCCCGCTCCCCTTGACTGCGAAGTCAGACAGCCTACGAAGCGGCAGCCTGGAGAACGATGATGGAACCAGGAACCTGATCGGCCACTGTCGCTGTGACGTTTCCGACATCGAAGCAGTTGAACGCATAGCGCTCGGTTGCCTTGAAGGTAAGCGCATCCTCGATGAACTTGACCTGGTCAGAGACCTCGACGCTCACGCCACGACGATCGCCGAACGCGACACCCTTGGAAAGATCTCCGAGGACGACCATCGTTTTGCTGACGCCGGTTGCGGATGGCATGTTCTGAACGAAGCTGATCGGGATACCGAACAGCGTTGGTTCAGGACCGTAAGCATTCTGGATGTCCATGATGCTGTTACCGGAGAGTGCAATCAGCTTGTCTGCGACGCCTTGATAGAACACGTTCTTGTGCATGTACCATCGTGGGCTGGTCGCGTATGGCTGAAGCTTGCCGACCATCGACTGGAAGTTCGCGAGCGTGAAGCTCGAGAGTGCAGTCTGTGATCCGGAAGGACCTACAACCATGCTGGCAATGTTTGCGAAGGTTGCAGACAGTGCCTTGATGCGTGGCATGATTCCGGTGATGGAACCATAGGTGCTCGTGCCATCGCCTTGGAATGCAGCTGCATCCTCAGCAAGTGCGAGACCGTATGCGAAGTCCTGCGCCAATGTGGCGCCGAAGTCGATGACGGTGTCTTCGTTCAGTTCCTTGGACACGATGGTCAGGATCGCGAGTTTCTTCGCGGTCAATGCGACCTGTGTAAAGGTGATGTCACTCGCGGTGATGGCGGTTGCTTCACCAGGGTAATACGTGGTTGTCGAAGTGGACGCGTTTGGCACGTTGAGGATGTCAGACGTCATCGGGTAAATACGGGAGAAGCGACGCGCTACACCGTACTCGTTGCGAAGCCAGATCAGGCTGCTCGAAACGATCTCAGGGACGGTGAATCCACCCTCGGAGTTCGTTCCTTCAGTCTGCGACTTGACACCATGCTCATCACACCACTTGGCTGCTTTAGCATTTCCGAGGACATTGCCGCGAACCCACTGGCCGAATGCGTATGCTTTGTAATCAGCCTCAGCCTTTGGCCCAGGGAATGGATTCCGGACAACACTGCCAGACTTCCATGGCTCAGACTTTGGCGCTTCGGATGCGACAGGAGCAGGAACGTTGCCGAACTCCTTGAGCATGTCGATGCGCTCAGAGAGAGACTTTGCAGATGCGTGGAGGCGATTGGCTTCGGCCATGTCTCCGCCGTTGATGAGGACTTCTTTAGCAGCAGCGATTGTAGACTGGCGCTGTCCTTCGAGTTGTTCGATTGTCATTGACTTAACTCCAAGATCATGAGCTCACGGAGGAGTGCGGACTTCGCATCCTCGATGTCGCTCGAGTATTCGACGATGGTGACATCTTCGCTCGATACTTCGTCTCGAAGTTCGTTCCAGATGGTTTTTGCGAATCTTGTCGACTCGCTACGTGAGAGACGAAATGCATCCCGCAGACGTCGCTCCACTTCTCGGATGGATGTCGGACGCTCAAGCATAGCCTTAAGGCTTTGTGCTTCCGCTGCCGGATCCTTTACTTTACTGTTCAGTTCCTTGGCACGAACTGCGAATGCATCGATGATGGCATCCACATGTCCACTGCCGAGTCCACTGTCATATGCAGCTGTAACACCTGCACAGAGACGCTCATAAAGCGCCTCGAGTCCTTCATGGACCATTTCCTTGTCAAGGTCGCCATAGACATTCTGGACGAACGTTGCAACGTCTTCGCCAGGCACGACAGGAATCATCATCTCTTCTTCTTCCATAGCATAACCTTCCATGTCGCCATACATGTCTTTTAGACTTTTGACCATGTTCATCGGCTCCGCTGGTGTCGGTGTGAGCGAAGCCTCACCGATAGGCCAGCGTGTGATTTCATATCGGCCATCGGCCATCTTCTTGCGCTCGACCATGTGACCCGTGGCGCCGCTTGAATATCCAAGCTTGCCAGACTTCGCGAGTTCTTGGATCATCTTCTGATACTGGTCAGCCATCTCGACCTGGCTCTCATACCAGAGGCCCTTGTCGTCCATGGTGATGTAGCCGGTTCCGATGCGTGACTTTCCGACCTGCTTATCCTGGCCGTGATGATAATACAGGTTCATCGGCACACGCTCACCAGACTTCATCGGTCGTCCGAAATCAGTCGCCGCTGTGAAGTAGTCGCCCTCGAGATCAGCGCCACCGAAGCGCACCAGGTAACCACGCACACGACCGGAATCGTCTGCCTTGATTGCATCACCGAAGGATACCAAAGTCTGCATCATAACTCCTTGACCGGCACGACCACGGCCTGTGGTCCCCACTCCGCGTTCGGTACTACTTTACCGAATGCACTCAATGGTGTGCCTGTCTCCCACAAACGATATCTCGAAGGTCCTAAAACCTGCCGACGCTCCGCCTCACTCAACATCCTGAACTGCTCTTCCTTGTCCGGCATCTCTTCCGGTTCATCGAAACTGCCTGGCGGCAGTCCTGCGAGTTCAGCATACGTCGGTGTGATCGGGACGACCGTACATCTACAGTTTGGATGCGAAGGTACAACATCTGCAACAGGATTCGGATCTCCATGAAGCGACCAGCACACAGGACACACGTTCACATCACCCGCTGAGATTCGGCGCCAGCCACGAACGATGCTCAAGTTCGCCTCGAAGGTCTGTCGCTGTGCTTCGCGGTTCGCTCGAATCATCTCCGTTCGTGCGATGGTAGCAGCTCTCGAAGGAGCGAGAGTTTCGTACGTCCTCGACATCCTTCGTGCGACCTGGAGCGGATTGAGACCTTGCGCGATGCCGATGGTGACATGGTCCAAAGCAAATGGACCGATGGCATCGAACAGCAGACCTAGCGGTGAGCCGTCAGCGGCGAAGCCGACGACGTTCGTTATCGCTTCGACAGGGAGCCGGTTCCACATCAAATCAGCCGTCAGACTGACGCTTTGAGGGACACCAGCGACTGCTCGCACGAGATCCTCCTGTATGTCCAGCGACAGCTGTATGGCGCGTCGTTGTCCGTTCGTGGCGATGTCGGTCGCCTGTGGCGCCCATCGTGCGACTTCATCGGCCATCTGCACATTGAGCGCCTCGAGGCGGAGCATGTACTCGCTGAGGCCACTGATGTCCTCACCTGCTGCCTGTGCTTCCTCGATGGCGGCTGTCACCGCTTCGAGGCGCTTGAGGTTGTCAGCCTGAAGAACACCGTACGTCCGACTCATCTCAGAGAGTGCGGTGTTCTCACGGTATCGGAGCTTGTTCCTGTAGCTCTCGTTGACTTGATAGATATCAGGCATCGGTGTCAGTCAACTCGTATCCGTAGTATGGATGGTACGACTTCCCATTTTCCTTCGGCGCCATCTTTTTGAGGATCTCTTTGCGCGCAGCTGTAGCCCAGCGATATCCAGCATCGCCACCCCATGCAGCCCATGCCACACGACCAGCGGAAGGATAACCATCCTCACCTGGTCGGAAACCTTCCGCTTGTTTGTCTACTTCGTGACGTCGGAAAAACGAATACATCCGAAGGACAGTCGACTCGGACAACTTCTCACCACTGATGATCTGATTCGCCCTAGCCCATGCGACAGCGGTTCCGCCATCACGACCAGCATCACGCCACTCGATGGCGCGCTGTGCTTCCTCCTTCATCTCTTTGGAGGGAAAGAACTTCAGTCCTGGCTCAGATGCATCGTCGAATGCTTTGGTCTCTTCCTGGCGCACCGTGACAGGCAACAGGCCCAGGTGCTGGATGCTATTCAGGCCAACAGCCTGGAGTGCAGCCTCTGGTTCAAAACCAGCACGAATCAAAGCACCGGCAGCGCCTACCAGCTTCGCAGTCTCATCGGCAGTTCGAGCTGTCGACACAGGCGCAGCATCAGGGACCAGGAGTTCCTGCGCGCCGATCTGCACAGGGACAGCGGTTGGATGGTAATAACCTTCGTCATCGTCCGAAGGCGTCACACCAGCGACACGCTTGGCTGTTGCGAGATCCACGATGCCACTCTTGTATAGTCGCTCCGCTCTCTCTGCGTCCTCATTGAGATCCGCTTGAAGCGCCGGAACATTTGACACGTCGAACTCGAGGTAGTCGCCAGGTTGCGTTTCTTCGTAGTCTGGAAGCAGCGCGATGGTGAGCGCTTCGGACATCTGTCGCATCAGTGGAATCATTCCATCAGTCCACGCACTCCTGGTCGCTTGCTCGAGGTTGCTGTAGGTTGCGCGCTCGAGGCCGCTGCCGAGTTGAAGGACCAGCGGATTGAGTCCAAGAGCTGCACACACGCGCTCTTCCGGTTTGCGGCGGATCTCATCGAACGCCATCTCACTTGGTTTGTGGCTGACCTGCTCGACCTTGAATGGTCCAGTCATCACCAACACGCTGCCGGCATTGTCGCCAGTGAAGTCCTGCTGTAGTTTCCGCTTTGTCTGTCTGGCATCGTCTTCGGACAAATCCTCGACACCGCCCTTGTAGTCTGGTCCGACCATAATCGATGGCATGCCACCGTTGCGAACCATGCCGAATGCAGCTGATGCGGCGACGTTATCGGTGGCGATCTCACGAAGAACAGATGTGACAGGAGAGCGCCCGAAGCGAGAGTCCTGCGGATCTCGACCATAGCGGATGTGAATCATGTCCTCGAGCGCGATGTCGTACGACGTGCCATCAACCGTGTACTGATACTTGATGAGCGGATTGACCTTATTGCCGACAGGCCGGACCATGTCAGCCGCTAGGTATTGCAGACCGACGACACGACCAGACACGCGCACCTTGCGGAAGTATGCGTTTCCGAGAAGCTGGTAGTCAGGGAGAATCCACGACCACACGAGCGAAGGAGGAACGTTCGGTGTTGGCTGCGCGAGCAGCTGCAAGATCGGGTGATCTGCGACTGTCTCGACCTGGCCATCAGGCATCGGTCGACGGACAACAGGAACACCCTGGCTCCAGTTCCTGATGTACCAGTCCATGCCGATCGCGACGATGCTGTTTAGCATCAGGTCACCGGCCTGGTTCCTCCAGTTGAAACTTGAACCCGGGAGGTTACGTGTCAGGAGACTCCAAAAGTCGCCGTTACCTGTGCCAGTGAAATAGGACGTTTGGCGCTGGATCAGCGGCGGCGGAAGCAGCGCGGACGGTGATGCGGTTGCTTTTCCGAGAAGTTTGTCAAAGAGTCCCATATGACTATTGTGTTCCTATCATGTGCTAGACTGCACCCCACCCACCGCCACGACCGACGAGCTCGTCGTAGGCGTCAGTCAATGCGTCGACGATATCGTCATTCTTACCGAGCGGGAACGTCCGCATTTCGTCCAGGAGTTCGCGATTCCACGAAGCTGCAACCATGTAGACATTGCCACCAGCGACCTGACTCGCGAACGGTTCAGCGCGCACATCCTTCGATCCTGTCACCGGCAGGACTGTCACAGCACTACCATGCAACAGCCGGAGCATGTGCATCGCTTGACTCTTGCCAGCCTGACCAGGATCCTGCGGTAGTCGGATCCTGATGCCACGACCATCGAGAGCAGCTGTCTGCTTGATAATCTTATCCCGCTGATCGGTGTCGTACTGACCTCTCACGACATCGAGAATCCAGATGCGGCCATCCGTGTCACGGCCCATCTTCACGCCGACAGTATAGTCACCACTTCCAGCTGTCGCTGCAAGGTCCCAGGCGCGGGACATCTTCGCGCAGTTTGGCATGGCGCTCTCGATGACAATCCTGTCACTCTTGAAGAACGAACCCTCACGAGGTGTTGGATGTTGCTGGTACAAAGCACTCCACCCGTAGTCCCCGGAGTTCGCGACCATCACCTCTTTGATGCGTCCGAGTTCCTTGACGTCATAGCGCTCTGGCCACAAAGCTTCGCCAGGCATTCGACCGATTTGGTCCTTCTCCTCCGCGATGGCTGGCAGGTTGAGCACTGTCCATCGATGAGGTTCCGAACTGATTGCGCGAGCGGTGATGTCGTCGTGGTGCCACCTGGTCGAGACGATGATGAGAGCGCCCTTCGGTTCGAGCCTGGTGTAGAGGTCGTCCGTGTACCAGTCCCATGCTTTGTCACGATACAGGGAGGACTCTGCATCCTCACGAGATCGAATCGGATCATCGATAATGATGCGCTTAAAGCCGACACCGGTTGGAGGTGAACCCACACCACGCGCCATGAAGGTTCCGCCCTCCGGCAGTGACCATTCATCCTGTGCGGCGTTGTCCTTCGCGAGCTTTGTCCTGGACGAAACGATCTGTCTGGACTTTCTCGAGAAGCGTCTCGCGATGCGCTCATTGTAGCCAGTGACCAACACGTTCGCGCTCGGGTCCCGCTCGATGCAATAGGCGCCGTAGCGGACCGTGACTGTCTCTGTTTTACCGTGACGTGGCGGCATGTGGATCGCGAGTCTGTCGATCTCACCACGCTCCACAGCGTCAAGGTGTGAAGCGATGGCGATGAGATGCCGAGCCGTAAATGACCACCCATTCGGGAGAGTCTCTCGAAGGTAGTCGAGATAACAGACAGCCGTCTGTGCGCTAGTCTTCGTTTGGGCCTTCGCTGGCTGCGGACAGAAGTTGAACCGAGAAAGTTGCAATCTTCTCGTAGAGAGCTGCAATCTGCGCGGCGCTTTGTCCATTGATGTACCTCTCGCTTTGTGTCGTCCTGGCGATGACCTGAAGTGCTTTGAGATTGTCCTCGAGGACGGACGCCAGCAGATCATCAAGTGATACAGTCGGCGCCTTTACAGTCGTGACAGTTTCCGACGCGTCGGAAACAGGTTGTAGTTTTCCGACACTTGACGACATGCGATCACGAATCGTGATGATGGTCGTTCGTGGTAAACCATGAAGCCGAGAAACAACCGTCGGTGTCTGACCTGCCATCAGAGCAGCTTCGACCCGTGCGATTGTTTCCTCGTCGTAGATGTTGGGACGTGCCATGCTTCTATTCTGGCTCATCCTGGCGCACTCTGCGCCTGTAGTGCAGCTGCCCGTGGCATAAGTAGCACAGGACCTGCACATCCTCCATCAGCTCACCACCGAGTCTGATGTACGTGATGTGATGGACATCGAGCTTGTAGCCGTCCTCCTGTCGACGGCCACACTGCTCACATGTCCTACCTGACCGCTCGAGCGCCTTCGTCCGAATGTCCTGCCAGCGCTGACTCCGCATGTACTTGCGACGGTAGTCGCGCCATGCCTCATCGACCTGGTCACTGGACGCTCCGATGGCCTTGAGCAGACTGTAGGTGTTGGACCATGGTTTCGCCATGATGCTCTTTATGATTTTGTCCGTGTCCATACAATTTCATCCTTGACAGGGTGATCCTCGCCCCACATCCAGTCAGTCGCGAACAGCGACTCAGGGTCCAGTGTCAGGCCTTGCAGAGTCTTCGACTCATCACCCGTGTGCATCATGAATGCCTCGAACAAATCTGAGTATCGGATGTAGACATCGTGGTCAAAGCATACGCGTGTAATCGGTTTGCCATGCATCAAGGGTTGAATAACTTCAGAGAACTTCATTCGATCACCGTCCAATCTCTCGCCAGGACATCATTGCCTGATAGTGTCGCAAACCCCTTGCATCGCCACACATTCGCGCCATCGAGCTCGTATCGCATGAGTGCAGCTTCTACCAGTTGAAGCTTGAAACGACCGCCATCACGCCACACAGGACGTCCTGCGCGCACTTCTGCAAGGATTGCCTCGAAGCTCTTACGGCCACCGTAATTGTTTTGTGTCTTCCCGACCGAAGCCTGAAACTCGACACGCAGTGCAGGTTCTGACATCAGCCATCGATTTAGCATCATTGTCGGATAACCGACTGATTCGGCTGCTTTGCTTCGTGTCTCACCACTGCCAATAAGCTCCGCCCACTTTATGACGATTGCGGTTTTGTCATCGAGCGAAATGTACGGGTCCATTTTCTTGACTACCCTGTCTGGCTTTTCTTCATTGATCCATCGCTGGACTGTGCCGCGTGTCATCTTCATGATCTGCGCGGTTCGACTGATGCTGTTACCAGCAGCTCTGAGTTCCTTGATTTGCACCAGGAGTTGTGTTCGCTCCTCAATATTTGTGTTCTTCGACATTGATTCTCCCCTTCAAAGTAAAAGACCAGGCACACCGTTCGGATAGTGCGCCTGGTTCGTCAGCGAGTCGTTGGCAACCGGGAGAGGTTACTCGCTGGCGTCTTCACCGAAGGGATCTTCGATGTCATCTGTCTTGATGGTTGGCTGCGCGATCTTGGTCAGTTTCTTCTTGGCACTGACTGGTGAAACGGACACGATGGCGTTGGTTTGATAACCACGCGTGTTGAGCTTCGAGTCGACAGTGACCATCCACTCCTTAGCCAGGAGCGAGTCGATGTCAAGGTTATGAAACTCTGCTTGTGTCAAGCGGCGTCCGAGCATGCCATCGAGCAGGATAGTGAGTGCTGCCTTATCGGAACCATAGCCCTGGCGCGTAAACTTTACAAAGCGAAACGCGTTGCTGTTGCTGTCGCCATACTCAGTGGTTTCGAAGGTGAAGCGGAAGTTTGGAAGCAAAACATTCGGATCATCGTACGATGGTCGGTCGATGCTCTCGACGTTTGCGAGACGGCAGACATAAGAGCCTGCGACAGCTGCTTCGAACTGTGATGCGCCATCGTTGAACGTGGCATTTGAAAAGAAACCCATAACTCATTACTCCTTTGGTCATACGACCACTCTGTGACAGTGCTGGCTCAGTTACCAATCCAAAGGTGTTTCCACCAGCACCATCAAAGTTGACATTACCAAACATCAAACCACTTGTCAAACATAAAAGTCGATGCTGTACTAGCGGGCCAGCGTAAGCGTCCGGCCCGCAGGGACAGTTTCGACTTAAGACCCCTAAGCGAGCACACTTCAAAAGCTCGCAGGGGGGGGTTCCAAAGGGGGGTTTTCTGTCTGCTGTTCCCGTTTTCTCATACTTAAGGGGGAACAGCACGGGAACAGCAGCGGGAACAGCAGAAAAGGCCTTAAAGCATGCCTGTCGGACTGTACTGTTTTGCGTTCTTCGGACCCTTTTCAAACATGACAATCCGACTCGCTTCGAGGTCCGCAAGTGTGGCAATAACGACCGATCTGCGACTGCCACACAACTCAATCAGGCGTGACTGTGTGATACCTGGTGAGTCACTGATGAGCTCAATGAGCTTCGACCGAATCTCTTGTGTGATGACTTCACTCCTGGCGCCAGCGTCAAGTGTTCGCACCTGTGTCAAGCCATCCTCGTCCCTGATTTCAAACGTCACGTCAATCGCGTCCTCATCGCTGATTAGACGGCCCTTCGTCACGAACATGCGGTACAACCCGTTCGCTTGCTTCTCCACCGAATAGGCCATGTCAGCGGCTGCTACAATCTCCGCAGCGCCTCGCATACCTTCGTGCTTGACCGTCGAGTCAGTGCCACCCTTGCGGTTGTGGTGAGCGATCAGGACAGTGATTCCGTTGTCCAGGAGTTTCTTGAACGCGTCGTAGAGTTTCCGCATTTGCGAGTTATCATTCTCATCCATGCCATGGATGCGGACCAGTGAGTCGATGAGCACCAGGCCAATACCCTGCGACTGGCAATGTTTCACGATTCGCTCCACATCAAGCGGTTGGTCGAACCTGATGCCTACACGGTTAAGGTAGCCCATTCCCTCAGCCGAGCGCATTCCGAGCTTCCTCAGCCGTTCTAGGACCTTCTGGACGCCCATCTCTTCATCGAGGTAAAGGACGCGAGTCTGTGGAATCTCAAACTCATTGAGCCACTTGCCACCAAAGCAACAGGCGCGAATGAGATCGCACATGACCCACGTTTTGCCACTGCCTGGTGGCGATGAAAGATAATGAAGTCCGCCGGTCGAGAGTACATTCGGAATCAGCCAGGACTGTTTACCGAGTTTCTGTTCTTCGACCTCCATGCGGGTCCAGTCCCAGACCTCCCAGGGAGCGAGAGTCTGGCCGCCAGGCAGGTCATCGGGCACGGTACCTGCTGCCCATTGTGACCAGAAGCGACCGACTGTCTCGAGGATGACTTCGCGGTCCAGTGGCGGATCACAATACGTGTCACTCCACCAGACGGCTTGAAGCTGCGCGACGTCGATGGTGTAGCGCTTTGCGCGAAAGAATCCGAGGAGTGTGACCAATGCGTTATTACGGCCACCGAAGGCGCCACCCGATGCCGGGTGAGGTTGCCACAGTTTGTCCCAGTGGTGCTCACCATGAGCGATGATGCGGGCATGCGTGGCCATGTCTCCGGCAACCATGGCGCGGAGATCGTCTAATGAAAGTTCTTCCATTTTAGTCCTAGTCCAAAAAAGTCTGCGTGTCCAGCGCAGTGGTTACGAGTGTACGACACTCCTCGGCATGTGCGACCATGCCCATACATCGCATCTGCTCGATGCCGATCACCGTGTGATTGAAACAGTACAGCAGGTATCGACCATGCTTGTATTGTCCGAGATCCCAGTTACCCCGCTCGCGCTTTGGAAGGTCCCCCGCTTTGGCGGCGATCAAAAGCCTCGACCACTCATCGCCCCATGGATGCGTGGATGTCGTCTCCTCGACGATTCTGGAGGCTTCTAAAGGACACTTCGCGAGTTCCACCAATCGAGGTAGTTCGCGATTCTTCCAGTTTAGAGTTCCAGGTACTCGTAAGATTCTTGACGGGTTCTTGCACTTGACGTCAGCGGACGCCGAGAGTGTGAGCATCCATCTCTCGAGCAGCTGTATAAACTCTCGCTGTTCTGTTGGCTTAGTCCCAATGCCGACCACTTTAAGTCGCCTGTAACAGTGCAGCCCTTTTCCTGATCGGACAGCGACTGTGACTTTATCAAGCGTTGCAGTCTGATCCAGACCAGTAAGGTCATCGATGTCGCACCAAAGTACACCAGCAGTATGGACGTCATTGTCCCTTCCTCCTTTTCGCCAGCGTGGCAACACGCCGACGTAAACATCATCTCCAGCGTCACTCCACTGGATACACGCTTCGCCGATGCCAGTCCAGTCTGCTTCCGTCCTTGGAAGTTCCCAGAAGCGCATCTGCACTTTTCCCTGATTCATCGTTCGAATCTCGACGAAGCCGTCAGAGTACGGCTCGAACAGCCATGACAAAAATGTCACGGCCTGTGAAACTCTATTCATTTTTACCCCTTACAATCACTGCATGTCCAAGCAGGTTCCGACACATTACCGCAAACAACCGATGCAGCCCATCGAGATAATCGACGCCTATGGTCTCGACTTCAAAAGAGGGAATGCTTTGAAGTACCTCCTCCGCGCAGGTTCTAAACCTGGCGAAGATAAGACCGACGATTTGTTGAAGGCTGTCTGGTATCTGATCTGTGAGATGCACAGCATCGAGCTCGCCGACGAAGTCAACGAACAGCTGTTAATTGATGCCGCTCGCGATGCCTAGATATCGACATGTCGCCTCGACTGCTTCGTCCCAGGAATAGGCGACAAACCACAGGTAAGCATCACCAACAGACTCACGAAACGCGATCTGTCCTGGCGTAAGACGGTTCTTCCCTGCCTTCATCTCAATCCACATCCCGCAGTGCTGTCCCATTTGAACCGGGATGAAAATGTCCCAGACGCCAGCCTTGAGTCCTTCGGACTTCATGCGGCCACCTGTGGCCTTCGACCTGTAGCCGCCATTCGGCACAGCGAAGATTGTGCCCAGGCGAGCATCGCTACCACTCATGACGCGGCACCAGTTGAAAAACGCGATCTGCTGTTCTGACTCGTTCAAAGTTCCATCCTCTCAAAAATCTCCGCTAGCACGTCTGCACCAGCGGCCACACGAAGTTTGTCGATTGCGCGCACCTGTATTTGCCTGATGCGCTCGCGACTGTAGCCGATCAGGATTCCAACATCCTCGAGTGAGCGACCATCAGATAACCCATCGAACCCAAAGCGAAGGCGTAGACATGCAATCTCGCGATCGGTTAGGACTTCCATGACTGTACGCAGCTGCGCGTAAAGAATCTCTCTGTCTAGACGGTCACCGACAGGAGGTTCACCTGATGGCATGAAGTCGTATCGACTTTGGCCGTAGGCATTAGGCTCATCGATGCTTGAGACTAGCTTCACATCGTGCTGGAGGATTTCCGTCAGCGACTTGACATCCAGTGAGTCGATTTGCTTGTGAAGGTATCGCGGGTAAGTGTGCACAACTTCACGCACGTACGCGAGCAGTTCCGCTGGTGTCGGAGTCTCACCGTGCTTGACGATGTACTCCTGGCGTGACACTCTGATGTGAGACAGCTTCGCGATGGCGTGTGACGGTAGACGGATGTCTCGACCACGGCTCTCGATGCCGCGACCGATAGCCTGGCGAACCCAGTTGGTCGCATAGGTCGAGAAGCGATGACCGAGTGACGGGTCATAGCGCTGGACCGCGTGGTGTAGTCCGAGCATGCCATCAGTGAGCATGTCTTCATGTTCGCATCCACGACCACGAAACTTCTTAGCGATGGCGCTGACCATGCGGACGTTGTGATTGACGAACTCAGCGGTCGCTTTGTCTTTGTCACGCTGGACTCCACTCTGGACCATGCGTCCAAGAAAGAACTCCTCCTCCGGCGTCAGGAGGCCAGTGGTGCTAGTGCGTCTACTGCCCCGATACTGTGACCATGTTGTGATGGCGTCAGTCACGAGCTTGCATTGCCTGATGTGCACGGTGATCCGGACTGTTCGGAGTGTTCCAGTCGGATGCCATTGCGCATGCTGTCCACACAGCCAGGACAACCACAACGAAGCTGCCGACCATCTGGATGCGGCGCTGTGTCCGGAGGCGGCGCTCACGCTTGAGCTCACGCTGTGAGCAGATGTCACAGATGCGATGTCCACGACCATAAGGCACCGCGTTCGTGCGATGGCATTCGATGCATGTAAGTTTGATGTTTCTTGTGTCCATTGTCCTAGTCCTATTCTGTCTATTCTGGGAGAGTCTGACCTGTACGCTTGCACAGGATCCACAGCTGCACTTCGTATTCACTGCGACCGATTGCATCAGCGATGCGCTTGACGGTCGACTGTCTGACAGCATGAGCGCCGGAGAGCATCCGACACACTGCCGATTTGTGGATGCCGAGTTTCTCAGCGATATCCACCTGTGTATGTCCGTAAATCATGCCATCGTTATACACACAGTTGACACAGTATGTCAACCCGTGCTAGGATGTTGATGTGGCGGACACCACACGAAGGAACAGGACAATGAAGGCAAACACTGAAACCATAACAATGGCAGAAATATGCAATGACGTAATTCGCACGTACGAAGAACTGTCACCAGGACTTATTGAAGTTATCTGCATGGAGTGTTTGTGCATGTTGAGCGAACAATCTGACGCATATCAACATATGTGGAAATGGATTGACAGCAACATCATCGACTGGGACTACATCTACAAAACAATCAACTAAGGGGGACAGGATGACACAGGAACGGGTTGACTTGAAATGGAAGTGCGGCCATACCGCATTTATCACGGTTGGATATACGCAGGGGGACCTCAAGTACAAAATGGCCATGATGGCGTCGACGCTTCAAATCTGCGCCGCGTGTGAGAACAAACGATCAATCGAACGCGCATGGTCACTGACACAGCGACTCCTTGAGCCGAATCCGATTGTTATGAGCGGGTCCGAGAAGCAGATCGCATGGGCGAGGTCTATTCGAACGACGAAGTATGAAGCGCTCGCACATGTTCTTGACTGTCTGCGTAAAGCGTACGAGACGCGCCAGGACGAATGGCCAGCCATTGCACGGGCAATCAGCCCAGTGGTCAATGACGTGTCTATATGGCGGTCCTACAGCCAGGCAGGCGCCATCATCGATCGACGCAACATCAACTGGACGACAGCGTTTAGGAACGCGCTCAGTCGGGCAGGATTACACATAGGGGGTTTAGTATGACAATGTCGGAAACAATCGGTGCAATCGCACCAGCGCTGGTCAAGGCCCAGGCTGAGATCAAGCCAATCGTCAAGGATTCGACGAATCCTGCGTTTCGCTCAAAGTACACATCGCTCGATGCCATCATGGAGGTCGTTCGACCAGTCATGGCGAAACATGGTCTGTTCGTTGTGCAGTCGGTGTTGGACACCATCGACGGTGAGCACAGCACCAGCATCATGGTCGAGAGCCGTGTCATTCACAGCTCAGGTGAGTGGATCGCTGGTGTCGTGCAGGTCCCTGTGATGCAACAGACCAGCCACGGATTCGGCAGCGCACTCTCGTATGGTCGACGCTACAGCCTCAGCGCGCTTCTGTCGCTTGCATCCGATGAGGATGACGATGGCAATGGAGCGATCCAAGCTCAACAGGCACGTCCACAGATCAAGCCAGGACCGCCACAACAGACCACGCTCCGCAAGCTTGCACCAACACCGAAGCCGATACCTGGCTACCACAACGGGTCGCACTTCGTAATCGGTGAAGAGGACCCGAACGCATGACGTCTGAATGCTACTACTGCGGAGTTTTGTACTGTCACTCCGCAAAGAAAACTGGCGATCACATGCCAATACCTGAACGAAACGGAGGCACGGAAACTGTTCCGTGCTGTGCCGGTTGTCATGACATGAAGGACAGAATTCCTCTGTATGATTGGCATGATCTTGCATGGAAAGAAATCGATGCATCGTGGCCACTATATGGACGTTACACACGATTATGGTTATCTAAGTGCCTAGCTCTTTGGAGTGATTCTAATGCTAGGATTGAAGCGGAACGGCAGAAGGCGAAGGTCAAACAATGACATACGACAGAGCTATTCGTGCATTACTGAACGGAAAAGCGATTGCACGTCCGGGATGTAAGTTTATAAGATTAAGGGATTTACATTATCAAGGAGAGGTTTATCAACACATTGCTGGCCCAAGTGGTAATGAGGTTCCAACAATATATACAAGCATAGAACAACTACTTGCTGATGATTGGAAATGCGGAACCTACGACAGTTCTACACGCCAAGTTACTTGGGATGATGTTGTATACGATGGTCATGAAAAACCAATCGACAGATTTGAAGATATTGCAGAGCAACTATTAGACAACCTTACAAAAAAGGCAATCAAATTATGACAAAGCTAATCTGGATCACACCGGAAGCAGAGCAGGTCATCGGGTATTGCGCTCGAGTCTCAAACCCCGCGAACCAGGACAATCCTGATGTAACCCGACTGCTTCGTTTTTGTGTCGGTCACGGACACTGGTCAATATTTGAAATGGCGTCCATGTGCATCGAGGTCAAAACCACGAGAGCCATCGCCGCGCAGCTGCTTCGACACAGATCGTTCTCTTTCCAGGAGTTTTCCCAACGATACGCCACCGTGGTCGAGGACATCGAGGTCCCAGAGATGCGCCTCACTGGCGCTCACAATCGTCAATCCAGCCTACCATTACCGAAGATAGAGGAACTAACCAAAGAGCAGCAGGACGCCCTGTATTTGGTCGGTTGCAGTATCGAGTTCGCCACTGATACTTATCGCGATCTCATCGCACATGGCATGTCTGCGGAGACTGCGCGCATGGTCCTGCCACTGTGCACTCCGACCACGATGTACATGAGTGGAAGCATCCGCTCGTGGATACATTATGTGCAGCTGCGAACACGCCAGGACACGCAGCTCGAGCATCGCGACATCGCGCAAAGCATCCAGAACCTTATGCTTGAACATCTGCCGATAACGATGGAAGCACTTGCTTAAGACCATACTGATGTGGAGGTTTTTATATGGCACGAAAACAAACAGCAGACAAAGAAATCACACGCGTAGAAGAAAAACCAGAAGGTCTCCTGTGGCTCCTCAAAGCGAGCGAACATGAGATCCTGGAGCGATTGAACGCTGAGGATGCAATCATCTTTGTAC